TCTTCAGACTTACCTCGTGATATCGTAAAACCAAAAAGCGAAAATTTATTTAAAGATGCCATATTTTCCTAAATGTCGAATTCAAAAACACATAAAGAGGGGCCGAAGCCCCTCTATCTAATATCATTAACGTTCTGGTGTAATATTTTTCGATGTATAACCATCCGTACTTCTTGCAGTCCAGTATTGGTATGCAAAAGTTACAGAGAATTCTTCAATCGAATCGTTTGAACCCCAATCTAGATCGATTGGTGCAATGTCAACAGGGAACATACCAACAAAACTATATTCCTTGATTACATTACCGTTTTTACCCCATTGTACAACTAATGCTTCAGACGTATAATTTGCTGGAGTTAAAGCGCCACCATCACGTGTGTTTGATTCGTGTTGATTGATTGCGTTCATCCATGCTTCTAGGCCATCTCTGATTTTAAAATCTTCATCATTGATGATCTGTACTGTCCAGTCAGTAAATGTTCTATTGCCAGCAAATTTCATTTCACGGCCAAAGTAATAAACTGGAACAATACCAACGGTAGAACCTGGTAATTGTGCAGACTTTACTTTGAAACGCATTTGAGACTGTGCTTCAGCTCTAGAATCATTTCTAAACGTTTGTGGAAAATTTAAATATACCTCAAATAGATTTGGACGAGCACCGTCCAATCTCATTTTTGATCTAAATTCATTTACATTAAATGACATTTTTTTCTCCTATTATCCTGTTGTTATTTATTGATGTTAACCAGTAATGGTTGTAAATTCAACACCAGTTCCAACAGCGATAAAGTTCAGTTGAATATAGTTGATTGAACGAGTAGGTTTAATGTAAATATCACCAACAAATTGGTTACTATCGATAACTTGTTGAGTGTTATTTGTACCATCACAGATTACTCTGAAATCAACAATACCTTGACGACCTTGAACTTCACGTAAGAATGGGCTAACAGTTGAAATAAACTGTGCTCTCGTAAAATCATCATTTTGTTCGAATAGTGATGCTTGTGATGCTCTAGCAATTGCTCTCTCAAGTACAATAAACAATCTACGAACATTAATGCGATCAAATGCTGATGGTTTAACTGTTAATGTCTTGTCACCAAATAGAATAATACCTTCACCTGGGAAAGATACAACTGGATTAATACCCATAGAGTATAGTGTATCTCTATATGTCTTACTTGGGTTCCATGCTAACTTGATTGCATTTCTGATTGCACCACGATTAAATCCAGCTGGTGAGAACCATGGATCACGAACACTATCTGTGTATACACATAGACCAGCAATATCGGCATTCAATGGAATCCAACGATAGATGTTATTGTATGGGTCAAATTGGTATTTCCAACCTGAATCTGCAACAGCATATGTTGAACTTCTTCCCAAATATGTTTTCCAATCTTGAATAGCAGACATTGCCGAAGCTTCGGTTGCATTAACAACAGCTGATCTTGGAGGTGAAATAAAGGCTATACAATCTTGTCTTGCTGCTGCCAAATCAATAGCGGCCTGTTGAACGGTAGTTGAAGCTTCACCTGTAACTATTAGTGATATGTCTAATGTTTCTTTGTTATTAAACAAATTAATCGCTGTAACTAAATCAGCATCAGTAGGATCTCCACCTAAGCCACCAGTTAAATTCACAGTTGGTGCGGTTACTAATTTTGCAAATGTAACGCCTGATGCAGGTTGACCCCAAGTTGCACTAGTGTTTGCATAATCAATTGGATCTACAGCATAAATGTAATCTGAATCATTAAATATTTTTTGTTTGTAATAGATGCTATCACCATTTTGTTGTGCATCACGAGCTTTTGAAATGTATGGGTATGTTTCTAATACTGTGTTAGCAGTACCAGTAAATAGACCTTGTCTATCAATAACAACAATATGCATTTCATCTTGTGATCCACCAACTTGTCCAACATACGTAGATGTTCCTGGAGCACTTGGGAAAAAATTCTTATAAGTCCAAGAATTAAATAAAGTTGCATCATCGCAAATTGAAACTGCTAATGAATTACCTAATGCTCCTGGATATCTTGCCATCCAAGCACCAAATGCGTTGTTATTATCATTCATTAAGTAACTTGCTTCAAATTGTGTTTCGTTCTTTACTTGAACTGGTGCACCAGATGTAATTGCGTTGTTTGCATATGCTGGTACTGCACGAATAATATTCAGATTATTACCATAAGATAGGAAGTTTGCTGCTGTGAAGAATGATGTGCCTGATGAGTAAGCAGTATTGGAACTTGGTTTTCCAAACAATCTTCTTAACGTAATTTCATTGTCGACCAACGAAACTCTGTTTGCTGGTCCCCAAGTAAATGTTCCAGCAAAAGCACCAGCAGTAGTAAGAGTTGAAGGAACAACATTAGTGTTATCTACTTCGCTTACGCTTACGCCTGGAGATAGTTGAAACGCCATTTTTTTCTCCTTAATTTATTATATGTTTTTGGCACCTAAAATACCATGGTAAGTATTTATGAAAGACTGGTTTTCAATTACCTAGTTAGGTTTTTGACAAAATTTGCATAGGGTTGGCCTGAGTCTGCCATCTCCCATACATCTCCATCAAATATCTCAAACTCATGTTCCAGTCCATCTTCAATTATTGGTGCCGGTAAAGTTTCTTCGTCAACCTGATTCATGTTTTCCAACTGAATCTGTTTCCTTATATCATGGTTAACAATATCCTTAAAGTATTTTTGAGTTGTTATCCATGCAAATATCACCAATGACATAACCATGTCATCGTTTGTACCTTCTTCTGCCTTAAACGTATTCTTTTGTTGTACGAATGTCGTTAATTCAGAATAGGTAGTAAAGTCATTAATCTGTAACTTGTCACTTTCAATCAAGGTTTTTAGGTTAGAACAACCAATTGCCTTAACTTGAGGTGACATTTTAAGTCCCATCTGGACACCTCTTGCAAAACCACCAGATAGTTGTTGCGGTTTCTTGTTACCGGTATAAATCTTCAGTAAGTTCTCATACTCTAAGTCTTGGTGTAATGTGTCTGCGACCTGTGGATTATTATTTATTTCTACCAGAATATAAGCATTATTATACATTCTCGCTGCATTATATATGACAGTTGGGAATAGTATTGGAGAAATAGAAGAACTGTTGTAGGCCGCAACCTGTTTGTATGGTGTCTGTGATATGTCTATTACCGAGAAAGAAGAACTATCCAAGTTCTTACCTTCCGATACGTCAACTGTAATTGCATACAGGTGATCTGTTAATGCACCTTCTTCCTCTTTAACTGGATGTTCAAAGATTCTCAACATATCATGTGTGACAAGTGGTTCTCTATAAACCAATTGTTGCAATTTGGTACCAGAAATTAATGTGTTGGTAGAACCTAAGAATTCAGTTTCAAACTCTTGTGCAAATTGTCTTTCAGAAGTATTCCTAATTGTTTCTTCACGCCAAACTTGATCTCTACCTGGAACGTGTGACCAATGAATTTCAAATGGAACATAATTGTTCTTCTTGTTCTGTGCATCCATCCATAACTTGTAGAACAAGTTCATACCGTTTGGCGTAGATACAATAATAATCTTTGTCTTTTTACCAGATGAGATTACAGGGTAAACTGAGTTAAAGAATTCATTTGCAATATTATTTGGTACGAACGCAAATTCATCTAAGAATACAATATTGAAAGAACCACCTCGGATCGCACTGGATGAGGTGGAGGCCGCAATAATCTTAGACCCGTTCTCTAACTCTACATTACCCTTGTTCCATGTCAACACACCTTGTTGCAACCAATGGGGTAGGTTCTCATAAGCTAACTGATACTTTGCAAGAATGTCACGTGCTAAGGAACCTTTGTTAGCCAGAACAGCACAGTTTTGAGAATCATTGAATATTGTTGCGTGTAATAAGTATGCAACTGTTGTGGTAGTTTTACCAACCTGACGAGGACATTTGGTGATAACAAAACGATTACTTTGAAATAAGGCTAACATTTCTTCTTGAAATGGCCACATTCTAAAGTTAATTAGACCTTCATCTACGTTAACAATTTTGACATAATTTTTGGCAAAATAGATAGCATCATCTCTACATTTGATGTACTCATCTATTTGTTCTTGCGTCCATGTTACCGGCACACCTGCTTTTTTTAATAGAGGGTTGTCACGGTATGAATCTTTATCACTAATCATTATGCTTTCGTTGTTGTCAATTTTACATGACCAGTTTCAGGATGGTACTCTACGTGATGTGCATGAAACTCTACATCTGGATGGTCGTGTTTCAATGATTTAAATTTCTCTAAGTTATCTTTAGAATCATCATATAAATGTACCCTTTTGTAACCATGTTTCTTAACAAGGTCACCAATTACTTTATGTTTTGCTTCTGCTGGTGATGCTGCACCAGTATTACCAGCTCTACGAACATGAACTTCATGTGGATCAATACCATGGTGTTTAAGTGTTTTCATGAACCCATGTTTATCATCCATATCTGAACGTGCGGTAACAATCTCTACATTCTTATTATTCTTATGTATGGCTTTTAATTTATGAATCATTTTGTGAATAGGTGTTGCAGATTTCTTAAAGACTTTGCTTGACCTAAATTCACTGTAGTCATAACTGTGACCATGTGGTAATTTATGACTATTATATTCTTGATTGGTTAAAGACTGTACCTTTTTTCCGTGTTGATCTTTAACATGCACTTTAACTTTAGAATGGTCGTGATGAAACAATACTTCATCCATATCAAACGCATGGAGAGTTTTAGACTTAGGGTTTTTTCTTTCTTCTTCGAGAAATTGTTTAAAATTTATCATTCTTCTAAGTTCTGTATGTTATCTAATAGATCAGGATTATCTAACATTAATCCTAATAACCCATGAGTGGTATATATTACACCATCTTCACTCATATTTAAATTATAAACATGGTCTAAAATGTGTACAATCTCATGTAATATTGCAATCTTTTTTGTTTGTGTAGTATGCGATTTATTAATCCAAATTTCTTGTGTATTGAAGTTTGCAAGGCCTATTCTACCTTGCATTTCTGAGTCATCTTTATATAAAATCTTATATACTATTCCGGCAATTTTAAATGATGTATTATCCATCTTTATTATTTAATAATTTATTCAATTCTGCGGTGCTACCAACAAAAATGGCCTTATCAATCTTGGTATCACCAGCATCTTTCTTTTTACCATCCATATCACGCATTTGTTTTTGTATATTCAACAATTCTTTATTTGCATCTACCATATTTTTCAGTAGAGTTCCATATACTTCAAATGCACGAGGATGTTGGCCTGCCTTTGCGACTTGTAATATTTCTTCCATGGCATCTTTGCCTTGGTCAATAATTTCTTGTAAGTTTTCTTTTGACTGTTGGTATGCATCAGTCAAATCTTGTTTCATATCAGGTTCTTTATAGTGAACCTGTAATGGCATTTGTTTCTTCTCTGCAACTTCTTCTGCCTTCATTGGCGTCACATCAAAGATTTTTTCCATATTTTTGTCAAAGTCATTCATATTAACCAGTTTCTGAAATAATTGTTTGTATTATATAATTATTACTATTAATATTTGCTGACTCTGGAATAACTGATGATTGTATGAATGCTCTAGGTGCTGACTGGTTATTAAGTGATAATATTTTATATGATGCTGATGAATCGATCCCAACTATAGGTAAAGTTGATACAAAATTTCCACTAAGATTGATTAACGTTAAAGCATTATTTGACCAATTTTTTACTGTACCCGTCCCCAATGCAACATGAGATGAGTACCCTTGATATGCTATTTCACCTACCTTATATGGTATATTTTCTGATGTTGGATCCATATTGAAAACTATCTTGTCAGGAGAGAAATCAATAATACTTGCATATGTAGTTTTAATAATTCCACCAGCAGGTGACACTGCACCAAAAATAAAACCCTTGACAGTGAAATTTAGTGTCCAGATAATTACTCTGGTATCATGGCTCATATCACCTTCATATTCGATATCTTGAGTTACATCTTTCAAAATTACTGGTATTTCTTTGACTATACCCATGTCTGGAATCAAATTTAATTTAATTGTATAGTCTGGAGTAAAATAAGAAAGTATTTGCTCTAAGGCCTGTGTGGCATCTTCTATGTTTCTTGTATACAAATATAAACTAAAATCAAAATTATAAGGTACTGGATTGTATTGACTAATAGATGAGTTATTTTTTACTGCATAGTTTTTAATATTTGTGTTTTGTTTTCTATCAGCGTCATATGAAAACCCAGTCATCTCAAATGAGAATCTTGGTAAACTCATTTGAACTTTTTTATCTAAATCTGGATCTTGTAACAATCTTTTTACATATAATTCTCTTGCTGCATAAGAAATAGGAATAACAAATCTTTCCTGTTCCGTTTGGTTTGGATTATATCTAACTAAAGTTATGTTATTAAATAGATTGCCAAAACCGACAACCATTTTTCTAATAATTCTATTGTAAAAAGGATCAGCCATTATAATGTTCCAAATGGGTTAGTTTCACTAAAGTCTGTAATAGATGCACCTTGAGTTTCTATGAGTAAATTATCATAGTGATCGTTGTGCAATTCAACATCAAGTGTATTGTAGTTACTCAATTTATATCTTGCATTACTTGTTTGGCCAATAATAGTATTTGCATTTGCGGTTGTGGTAAACTCACCTCTAATATTGGTAACTTTTAGTATGCGATTTATTCCATCCCAAGATGAAACAGTTGCTTCTGAATATGCATTTGCGTATGTATTATCTGAAGTCTGAAAGACAATTTCTTTATCTTTATATGTTCCTGTTCCATTAGGCCTCATATTTAAGTCTAATGTGTATGCATTTTCTGTGACG